CTATCAGTAGCTGCAGATAAATCATGAGAATCATAAAGATGATCTGAACTCTTTGTTAAATCTCTAATCCTAAGGGATATAGAAGTTTGATCAAAAGTTCCATCATTATGACGACTTTGAAGAAATCTAAAACAGTCACGGTGTATACCAGTTAAACAGGATTGAGAGAAGATATCAGAAATTGCAAAAACACGTGCCTTAGCCCCTTTTTCATCCTTAACGGATAATTTGGAAGTAAAGAATTGTGTATCTGAATTAATGATATTCGTAACCTTACCTGAAGCAACTTCAGTTTTAAAATGTTGTAACAAATCCTTAAGAGGATAGTTATTAGTCAGAATTGACATCTTATTTATAGCATCAAAGAGAACTGGATCCCTAGTAATAGCAACATAGTCGGCTAAAGAAGCCTTCAAGCATTTATTATTAGGACCTGATTTCGAAGAAATATATAAATGGGAAGAAGTCTGAACAGATTTCAAACGATCCTTAGTCTCTTCGGTTGGAAAGAGATCTTCTAGCACTTCACGGAATACTGATGGAATATCCAAATGATCGGGTAAGCCCAGTTGGTTTAAACGATCACTAAAATATTTTCCTATAAAGGAATCAGTATAAGGATAATGAAGTGAACTTGGTTTGGTTATAGTAGAAATTTTGAAATTAGTATTATTAACAATCCATAATTTATAAATTTGGAGTATTGACAAGGCTATTTTTCTCATCTTTAAATTACCCATAAGCATGGGACGGAAAGGTTTAACCAGAAATGGGAAACCCTTCTTATCTGACTTACGGAAATCAAGAGGTTTAAATGTCTGTGAAACGCTAAAGCGTTGACAGATACCGTAAACTTCATGAAGTAATTTAATTGTACTAACCTCACCTCTCGATAAATACTCAAATTTCAAAATTGTTAGATAATAATTTTGAAGAAGAGAAATATATTCGAGGGAAAAGTTCACATCAATATTGTGAATGAAACTAGAATAACGAGGTAAAAAGGAATTAATAGACTTGGAATTAAATACTTTATTGTATCTAACCTTCCATCTATTAAATTCTCTCTCTCCAAGATTACTTCTTTTCAGCTTCTAAACGGTCTATTTTAAGTTTAATCTTTGAAATAGTATCAGTTAGTGCAGAAATCGTATCTTTAAGGGAAGAACCGTTATTGTTATTAGCTAATGCTTTTAACTGAATCCCCTTCTCCCTCTCTATTGATTCTTTCTTAGATTTGAGTTGTTTAGCTCTTGATAATTCAAGGGATAGATCATTCAGTAATAAGAAACATTCTTTAAATTGAGCTGAGGATAGATTAGTTAGAGTATCAGTTGATACAATAATATTCTTAAAATTCTTTAGATCCTCTATAATACGAGGATCCGGGGGATCATTATTTAACATGAATTTTAATGTGTTAAGTAATCCTTGTTAAAGGAGCTCCACGTGAGCCGCGGTTACTACTATATACTCTCTCCTCCTAGGAGGGTGTGTTATTATTAGTAATAACGGAATAATATGAAGCTTCTACCATCCAACCTTTTGCTTTTAGACAAAAAGACGGTGGGCTTAGGCCCATCTTCTTCCGTTATTACTAATAATAACACACCCTCCTAGGAGGAGAGAGTATATAGTAGTAACCGCGGCTCACGTGGAGCTCCTTTAACAAG